ATTATTTGTCCCAATTCTTTGCTGCATTAAAGTTTGCTTGACTAAATTCTAAACGGTCAACCAATTTAACTGCATTACCTTTTAATCTATCTACCGCAACAAAACCTTCTGGTGCAGTAATTCTAAATCCATCATCTGTTTTTACAAATGTGCCAATTGATTTGACTGTTTCTAACTTACGAACAATCATCAATTTTGCATCTACTAATAGATTCTGTAAATCAAAGATGGATCGTAATTGTGCTGCATTTTGACGGAAGAACCGCATGAGTTCTGTTTTAGCTGCAATTCGTTTTCTCTTTGTTTCTTCTTTCTTTACATCAGCAATATCTTTATTTAGCTTCGCCTCAACCCAGCGAATCAATTCTAATGTGTGCTGATTTGTATTTTTAATTTTGGCGCCTTGGCGAACTTTAGCATTATTGAATGTCTTAATATATGTTTTGATTACATCATTTGACGCAATACGATTCAAAGTCATCGATGAAATGCTTTGAAACGTGCGACCTGCTATTGAAAGAATTGTAGTAAGTTGTTTTGTTTCTTCTTCTGTAAATGTGGCAGAACCAGAAGTATCAACAAATGAAGCGTCACGGAACCAAACATCTTTCGTATTTGTAAGACCGCCAATATCAACATTAAAAGACGCCTTCATATCTTGCATCTTTTTACCTGTATAAGATGTATGAAACACAACACCAACCTGAGCATCTAGCATTGAGCGAGCAAGTTTAGTATCTGTTGGCACCGCATATACAATTGTATTTGGTTGAAATGTTATGTATGATTCACCACCAATAACTTGTTTCTTAATATCACCTTTTGTAAACATCATATCACCCTGCAAGACACCTTTGATGCCAAGTTTTGGTAGATAACGCAAGGCTACTTTGAGTTTTTGATTGAGGCCCTCTGTTGGATGATTATTGTCAATATCTTCTTCTGTATAGTTTAATTTTGGATTGACATTGAATACGCCTTTGGTGCCAACAAAGAATTTACCATTCTCCGGATTAATACCAGCAAAAATAGCAGGTGCACCGTCCCATTTTGTAGTGACATTTACTTTTGATTCGGCGTTGCCTGCTAACATATTGCGAAGTGATTGAAGAAAGTTAATAGCAGACCTGGCACCAGACACACCAAAATTCAGAACTTCATCCTCAATATGCTCAAGGTGAACATTCTTACCTTCTTTACCTTCGGTTAAAAATTCTGTGAAATTCATTATTGTATTCCACTATATTGCAATTTCAACATGGTGTATTTTCCAAGGCGGCCTTGGTCTCCAGGTTTTTTTTCTGGTCTAACTCCTGAATCACTTCGTATTGTCATTATTAATTTTTTCTTAGTATTTGAAGTTTCAATGTCAATGAACCATCCTTGCACCGAACTTGTATTTAAATAAGCTTTAAATTTTTTTATGGTTGGTAACATTGAAGCCAAATCATCGGATTTTAATGATGCTGTTTTACCAACAGCTTTAACTAAAACTAAAGGAACTTCTACTTTATTAGATTGAAGATTAAAATTATTTTTAATCCACATTTTGAATTCATCTAAAGACAAAGCGTTTAATGTTTTACAAACTTCTTGCCGAGAAACCAATAACATTTCTTCATAAAGTTCATCAGCTTTTTTCTGATTAGCTACAAAATAATTAACATATAATTGCGTAACTTGTTCTTTTTTGCCTTTAATTAAATAGTCATTTTTGTTGGCTACTCTTGTTGCTCCAGGAACTCTAGAATACACTTTGTCCCACAATTCGTTTTCTAATCGTTTTAATTCTTTTTCTTTACCTAATTTTTTATATGTTGTTGCTACATAGGTATTTAACAGAGGTTCTTTTGACTTTTCTGTTCCTGCTTTTAAACTTATGCCGAAGACCATTTTAGATTTAAAGAAAGCAAAAATGTCTCCAGCATGATTACTTGGTATAGCAGGATAACCAGATTGCTTAGGTTTTTCTCTATAACCCCACATTATTTTTGCAATTGGACTAATTTTATTTGTTTCATATAAAAAATTTAAAATACCTATAGCATTTTCCATTTTATCTTTATAGATATTTGGTTTCATGGTAATTAAATTAGATATAACTTTTTTCCCGGCTTCAATATTAGAAGTCGTAACAAAAGTATTTTTGACTTTTTGGTCAGAAAAATTTAAATTGACCAAAAAATCTCTCAATTCTTCAATTGTTCTAGGCTTAAAATTTTTATTGAATGCCAATGCAGGAAAAAGCTCAGTAACACTAGCATTTTGTGTTGTATCTACTCTTTTGTCTGCCATGCATAACTCCGTAATTTAATCATGTATTTATCCTACCATGATTAACGGATAATGTCAATCTCCTTATCACCAGTCCACACCTCAATCTCTGTCCTCAATCGGTTTTCTGTTTGAAGTGTTGTAAATCTACTACAAGCCTTCTTTTTCCACCATTCTATGATGTTTTCCATATGAAATTTGTCATAGTTCTCCTTGTCTGGTACAAGTTTATCTGTCTTTCCAAGCACCACATCTTTGAAGTTGGAATAACCGTAGTTTGAATAATAGTATCGTTTTCTTTCGGTCAACCCTTTGGCTTTTTGGATCGTGGCCATAAATGTATCATAATCACTCTTATGATTCTTTAATGCGGCTTTGGTCATCGCAATAATTGTGGTACTAATCTTCAACTTACGGCTAGAAGCATCAGCAGGAACAAACTCACCAACAATACCTTCAACATAATTTTTCAAATCTTCATATGGTTTGCCGTGCATCATTGGTAAAAAGTCAGATTCAGTTACACCGCCAAATCGCAAATAAGGTTTCATACCATCATATTGCGATACTGCTTTTGTGGTGCCATATAAACTGGTGGTTTCAAACAAGCAAGTATTCATTTTGTATTTTTTGTTCAATATCTCACGCACTTCATGTGAACAACAGATACCTGCAAGTAACTTTCCGCCAAGATAATTGAAACCAAAAGGTTGAGCTGGCACAATTACAAAACCCATTGCAGCTGCACGATTGAAAGCTTTAGTTGTTTCTAGTTCATTCGTCATTACACAACCAAGAAGTTCATTTCTTGGCTTCATCATAATTGTTGGAGAACCAATACGAATGAAACCAACCCACTTTTGAGTTTTCTTTTCCATCACAGCCAAACGAACATTACGACCAGGTGATGATAGATTATTGTGTGATGAAATTATATCCAAATATAACTGCCATCTTGCTGATTCCAATTCAACAACTTCAAACTCCATGTCTTGTGGGTTTATAGTGAAATCATCAAATAAATCTGCTTCAGGTCCACACCCAGGCAAAGCAAAAGGCAACTCAGCAAGAGAGTTTAGTTTTTGCTCACGCATATACTCATCGATGCGATTGAAATCACCAAAGTAATCTTCAAAGACCTTAGCACAATGTAAGGCCTGATCGTAATTCAAACTCATACTTTTAAGCCGCCAAAGTTACGATTAAATTTACCTTCACGATTACCAAATGTATTAATTGGGCCTGGATCTTCATCTTGACCAGAATCAGTAATGCCTTGTTGTGCTGATTCTTCTACATCATACAATCTCATCTTAGACCTATCAACACCGACAACAAATCGTTTGAAGGCATTTGGATCAGAATAACGATTCTTCAATTGCTTAACAAGTATTTGATTCAGGCTTTCTAGTTCTTCATTTGTAATTAAAGCAAACATAAAATCGGCAGTTGCAGGCAGACCAAATGATTCACTTGTATCTTCCAAACCAGGATCAGAATTGGTGAAACCACTTCTTGTTGTTTGTGTCGCAGAAACAATTGGTAGATTATTTTCTACAGCAAGACCACGAAGTTCTTCAGCAATTGATTTGATATATGTGTAACTGTTTACATTACCGCCAGGTTTGATTCGAGCAGAGGCACAGATGTTCAAATAATCAATAAAGATAATATCTGGTTTAAATGATTTCTTCAATGCAAGTTCATTCAACAAAGCACGAAAATGTAACGAAGAAGCTCCAGCTGTAGGATATTCTTTGATGATTAACTTACCATGTGTTTTTACTTTTAGGCTTTCAAACTTGCGTTCATAATCATTCTTACTCATGGTATGTAATTCATTAAAATCGACATTGAGCAAGTTCGCATCAATTCTTTCTGCAATCTTTTCTTCGGCCATTTCCATGGTAATATACAAAACATTATGGCCTTGAGATAAACAACTACCGGCCATATGACACATAAACAATGATTTACCAACACCAGTACCAGCAAGTGCGATGTTCAAAGTTTTAACTGGCAGGCCGCCTTTTGTAATCTTGTTGAATATATCCAAATCAAAGCGAACACGGCTTTCTACACGATGATAGAAATCATATCGGTCATCAAAGTCTTGCATATAATCGTGGCCGACATTACTATCAAAAGAAACACCAAGAGCATCACTCAATAACTTTGGTATTTCTCCTTTGCTTCTTTTAGATTGTTTGTCATCCAGAATATGGACAGATTCCATGATGGCATTGTAAATGGCTTTATCTTGGCAAAATTTTTCTGTTTGCTCAGAAATCCATGCCAGTTCTACTGTTTCATCTTTGGTTTCTTTGATTGCATTGAGGAGTTCAATCGCCGACTTAACTTGTGGTTCAGTTAGCGATTTACTTTCGGTGAGATTAATTACAAGTGCTTCGTGTGATGGAAGGTTTTTGTATTTGTTGGTAAACTCAAAAACTTCTTTAAAAACAATTCGTTCAGCATCATCACTAAAATAATCAGAACGAATAAAGGGAATTACTTTACGGGTAAATGCCTCATTGTAAATTAAATTCTTCAGTATCGTCTGTTCCAGCCTCGTCATCTAATTCTTTCTTTTTCAGAATGTTATTATCAAAAATAGACACTAATATGTCACCCATCATTGTATCAAATTTTTTATTTGATTGCAAGTATTTAAATTCAAATTTACCTGGATCATCCAAGAAATAATCAAATTTAATTCTTGGAGGATCTTCTTCTACAACCTCAATCGTACCATAATGATATAGCACACCTTGAAATTTTCCTTTTAATATACGAATAGAGGTTACTTTATCAACACCATCTGTGTCAACAAATCCATAATCTTCGCCTTCAATCGGCCATTTTTTTTCAGGCAACAGTTTCATCTTGTTCTTCTTCCTGTAAAATAGATCCAAAAGAAATGGAATATTTTTGTTTAATAAATTCTTTAAACTTTTTATCGTTTAAAATATCTTTCCAAAAATCTTTAGCGTTAGTATCTGTTTCTCGTAATTTTGCGCCGATTTCTCCAGTTTTTTGGTCAACTTTCGCATACCAACCTGGCGATGGCTTTTGAACAAAACCGCCTTCAAGTGCAATCTCTAATAGGCCTGAGTATTTTTGAATACCACCGTCAAAAGATACCGTGACAGGAATCTTAGACTTCTCACGCACATACCTAGATTTTTCCACATTGATAATAAAGTTATAACCAGTAAGTTCACCACCAGTTTTTTCTTGCTGACGACCAAGAATCCAAATTGTATCAGCGGAGTAATAAGAACCGGTACCGCCGCCAACAATATCTTTAGGAAACATACCAATCTCTTTGTATGTGTGATTGACAACAATCATTGGCACATCTTTAATTGTTAAATGAGGTGTAATCATACGAAACAATGATTTGATTTGTTTAGCACGGGTCATATCTGCAACAGATTTACCTTCAAGCGAATCTTCAACTTCTTTGCGTGATGCCAAATTACCAATTGAATCAATGACAATAATCACTTTATCATCTTTGTCGAGGCCTTGTAACTGATTCATAATGTCATGTTTCAGTTCTTCAATATCGGTGATTGGTGTATGTAATACTTTGTTCATATCGATATTGAATGTTTCAAAGTATTTTTGTGGAGTGCCAAACTCTGAATCATAAAACAAAACAACAGCATCTTTATATTTCTTTTGATAAGAAGATGCCATCAAAAGAGCAAATGCTGTTTTAAAGTGTTTAGATGGACCTGCCAACATTGTTAGGCCCGGTGTAAGGCCGCCATCTAATTGACCCGATAGTGCCACATTAACCATTGGCACATCAGTTGGTATCATATCCTTTTCATTGAAGAATTTGGATTTAGCAAGAATAGACGAATCTTTAATCGTTGTATTCTTTTTCAATTTATCTAATAAACTCATGTTAAAATGAACCTCCGTCAAGTCGTGTAATTTTTTCTTTGGGTATAATCTCGTTTGAAGTTGTATCTAAGTACGGCTTAAATGGTACATCATTTTCAGGCTGCTTGTCAAGCTTTTCTTCTCTTTTAAAGGTAAACTTTGGCCAATTTATTTGTTTTTCGTGCGGTTTTAATTTGCGGTATGTTTGTTGGGCAGCAATCAACAATAAAACGGCAAGTGGATCAAATACAAAAATAATTGTAATAATTACTGCTCTTACAGCTTTATCTATGAATGATGGATCTTCCTTATCATAGAACATTTCGGCGATGTACTTAATAGGACCAATCTCGGCCGCCAATTTGTTTTCTTCCGCCATCAGAGGTAGTTTTTGTTCAGAAAGTTTCTTCAACTCCGCTTGTGTAGCACGAATATCTCGGTCAACCCTTGGAGTAATTTTTTCTGGATCAGAAGCTTGCTTCAACAAATAATTTAATCTTTCACGAGCAATCTTTTCCTGTGCTTCAACCGTTCTTAGTTGAACCGTATTGGCACCAAGAGTCACATTTGATTCTAAGTGAGCTTTTGAAAGATAACCAAAAATGCCCATTGATGTGATCAACATCAACAAAACAATGGCAGTTAAAAAATAATATTTTAAAGCTTGTGTTGTTGCTTTCCAGTTATTATATAACCAAGATACTGTTACTAACTTTGCAACTTCTAATACTGCACCCATAATGATAATTGGCCAAAAAGAACCAGGAAATATTTGTGCTAAACCAATCACAGAATAAAAAGCTGCAATAGCTGAAAGTGCTAATGCAGTTAAAAGTGGAAAGATTACTTGTGTCATCCGAAAAAGTCCTCGATTGAATTTTGTTTTTCTGTTTTCCAACCCATGCAATCTAAAACTACACGAATTGGTTCTAAAAAGGCTTTGTCAAATTGTACATCATAGTCAATGAATTCTTGTAAATCCAATTCTTTTGGTAATCTTTGTGGAAAACTAATTACCATGTCTTTGACTGGATTTGGCATTTTAAGATAAGCAAACTTCAATTTTTCGCCTTCTTGGATCATAGGATACTTATTCTCCAGTCCTAGGCGCTTTAGGTGAAAATTATAAAGAATTGCACCTTTTACATGAATTGGTGTGCCTTTCTTATACAATGTTACTGAATCTGAGTATTGTGCGATGCCATTACAACCTCTTGGTGATGAAATATCTTCTGGAGGCAATCTATTGAATTCATCACGGAAATTAGCAACAAACTTATGAACATCTTCTTCTGTACCCATCATCATCAGATTCAAAACTTTTTTCATCTTCTCACGGATAACGGAAGGCGTAGAAGATTTAACCATTTCCAAACCCATTACTTTGAGTTTTGGTTCTTTATACACAATACCTTCGTTGTTATACACATTCAGCGCATAGCGTTTCTTGGCAGTCCACAAACCTTTGTCTGCCAATGCTTCACGTTTCATTTGCATTTTTTGTGAGTGTGCGTGGACATAATCAGCAAGCTCTTGATAACTTTCGTCAATAAACGGTTGTATTTTATCTTCACAGACCTTATCCATGAAGGTGATGATTGAATTAGTGTCCGTCTTTTCTTTATACACTTTATCAACGAGTTCACCAAGACGAAGGTAAATCGAATCTGTATCTGAGGCGATAACATAATCTTTTTCTGTCTTTAATAATTTGTTCATAAACAGATTGAGCTTCTTCTCAATCCAACGGATGCTTAATTGGCCTGCTTGTGTAACTGCAAGTGCCTGACGCAAATCATAGAAACGAAAGTATTGTGAGCCAAGAGCACCGTAAGCGGAGTTTAATGAAACCTTTTTAGCAAGTTGTAGATTATTATACCGTGCAATTAGTTTTTCTAATTCTACTTTTTTCTTCTTATCAGTTTCAACTTGATAATCTTGTTGAGCCTTAATCATTAACTTCTTAAATTTTTTCCGATCTTCATACATTTCTTCCATCATTTTAGGAAGAAAACCTTGTTTGCGTGTTGTAAAGTATTGACCGTTTGGTGTCAATGTAACACCTTCTAATTTGCTTGTATCAACTTTCATGTCAAGCATTTTGTCAACATTTACGCCATCGGAAATAATACGCCGCATTTCTAATGTGTATTCGTGCGGCTCAATAATTGTTTCTGGTGAAATATTATATTGAATCAACAAATGTGGATACAGAGAATTGAGGTCAAACGATGCAACCCAATCGTGCTTGCCAACTTGTGGTTCTTTAACATATGCACCTTCAAATGCTGACTCTTTGTCTTTGCGTTCTTTTGGTGGTACAATAATCTTCTGTTCTAACAAATAACAATTAATCAATGAATCCCACATACGAGTTTGAGCAAATACATCTTCAAAGTTCGTTTTAGTATCATACGCCAAAGTTACAGCCAACTCAATTAATTTCAACTTATCTTCCAAATCTACGATAAGTTCTACGTCTTTAATGTTGTATTCAATAAACTTTTGGTAGTTTAATTTATAGAGTTGGTGAAGATTATCATACTCTGAATAATCTAGTTTGTTTGTACCAAGTTCTACTGAGGCAATATGGTCAAGTTTATAGGATTCTTGTGACTTACCTGCAGGAGCATACCAGCGGTATAACTCAATATAATCAAGACAAGAAACGCCGAGTATCTCATATGTTGTTTGTTTTTTACCTTTAATGATTTTTTCACGCTCTGCAAGACCAC